GTTTCTGCCAGAGAAAGGTTCATCAATAATTTTTCCTTCTAACTTTATGTATCCACATGAAGCAAAAGTTGTAACCAAAGGAACACGATGGAGTATAGTATCATGGCTAATGTAAAAACACATAAATGTTTTCCCACATTAATACATGAATTTAAATTAGATTTGAATCATGACAAAATGATAGATTATATCTATGGTGTTGGAGAAGCAAAAGGTCAAATACATCAAAGCCATGATGACTTACATAAATATATAATGTTTAATCCTTTGGTAAATGAACTTGATTTAATACATGATTCCATTTTGCGAAAGCTTGAATATGAATTTGATAAGATAGAAATTACTAATATGTGGTCAAATCATTTGTATAGTGGAGATTCTCATCCCCCCCATACACATTCAAATAATTTTTTGTCAGGAGTTTATTATCTTTATGGCGGAGTAAATACTTCTCCTATACAATTTTTTGATCCCCGGCCACAAGCCACAGTTTTAAGACCAAGAAATAAAGCTAATTGGAATAATAGTTCTATGATACAATTTGATGCTGTTAATGGTACAGGTTTAATATTTCCTTCTTGGTTGCAGCATTGGGTTCCATCAACACAACATGAAAGAATTAGTGTATCATGGAATGTGTTAGTTCGTGGTCATTATGGTGAGCCTAAAACTTTTCAAAATGCATATATCTAAAAAGAATGAAGTTTATCTAATTCTAGAAGATTTAGAACCTTCAACAACACAAGAACTTACAGAATTTTTTACCTTTGAGGTTCCTGGCTTCAAATTTATGCCTATGTATCGCAATCGTATGTGGGATGGTAAAATACGATTGTTTAGTCCTGGCTCTGGTGAAATTTATGTTGGACTATTGCCATATATTAAACAATTTTGTTCTAGAAATCAAATTGAATATATAATAGAAGAAGGAGTAGAAGATGAGCGGAATGTTGTACGTCAAGTTGTTAGAGGTTTTATCAAATCACTCAAACCAAAATCACAAGGAAAGTCCCTTAAAATCCGTGATTATCAAATTGATGCTGTACACCATGCAATTGCCCGAAATCGTGCTCTTCTTGTTTCTCCTACTGCTAGTGGTAAGTCTTTAATAATATATGCGTTAGTTCGTTATTATCATATGATGGGACTAAAAACTTTGATATTGGTTCCTACTACTTCTCTTGTGGAACAAATGTATTCTGACTTTCAAGATTATGGTTGGAGTCCCGGCACATATTGTCAAAGAATATATCAAGGTCATGACAAAAAAATAACCAAGGATGTTGCGATATCGACGTGGCAATCTATCTATAAAATGCCAAAGAAATATTTTGAACAATTTGATTGTGTGTTTGGAGATGAAGCTCATTTATTTAAAGCAAAGTCTCTTATAGGTATAATGACTAAGTTGCATCAATGTAAGTACAGGTTCGGTCTTACAGGGACGCTAGACGGTACACAGACGCATCAACTAGTATTAGAGGGACTATTTGGTGCAGTTGAAACTATAACAACAACAAAGGAGTTGATGGATAAAAAAACATTGGCTGATTTAAAGATTAAATGTATAGTATTGAAACATCCACCTATAAGAGAGAAAATGACATATGCTGAAGAACTTGAATATTTGGTTACGAATAGCGCTAGGAATAAATTTATTGTTGATTTGTGTCGCAATATTCCTGGCAATACATTATGTTTATTTCAGCTTGTAGAGAAGCATGGAAAAATATTACATGAACAAGTAGAAGATGAAGTAAAGGATCGTAAGGTATTTTTTGTTTATGGTGGAACAGATACAGGAACAAGAGAGAGTATTAGAAATATAGTAGAAAATGAAAAAAATTCAATTATCATTGCAAGTTATGGCACCTTTTCTACTGGTATCAATATTAGGAATATCAACAATATCGTGTTCGCTTCACCGTCCAAGTCTAAAATTAGGGTGTTGCAATCTATCGGGAGAGGATTACGAATTAGTGAACGTAAAAATTCTATTCTAGTTTTTGATATAGCTGATGATATATCTTATAAGGAAAGAAGGAATTTTACACTAACTCACTTTACAGAAAGAATAAATATTTACAATGAACAACAATTTGTATACGAAATAAGTAGGATAGATTTAAAATGAATACAACTACACCATATAAAATTGTTAAATTAACAAATGGAGAAAATCTTATTTGTCAGATTAATGATGATATTGATAATGGTGAATACAAATTAAATTTTCCTCTAAAAATGGAAGTTCATTCATTTATGACAAAGGAGGGCCCTGCTGAATCTTTAAATCTTAGTCGTTGGATTGGGCCATATACAGAACAATCTCTTTTTTTAATAAAGAGTGACCATGTATTATTGGTTGCTAATGCTTCTCCTGGCCTATCTAGATATTATGAACATGTAATGAACGAAATTAAACAATTAGATACTCCTGAAAAAAGGTCAACTTTGGATGACGTTAAAGATGAAGATGTATATGATGAATTGCTAGAAGAACTTAAAACAGATAGTAATACTGTTCATTAAGAGAACACATACTCTATTATACACACTTTTTTTATAATGTCAATTCCCTTTTGATACTTGACATTATAATAATTATAGTGTATGATGTAATAATAGTAAATCGTTTAAGGAGTGATTATGGCTAAAACTAAAAAATCAAAAGGTGTGCATTACGTTGACAATAAAGAATTTCTAAGGGCTATGGTTGAGTTTAAAGAAAAATGTAAAGTTGCCAAAGATAATGAAGAAGACCAACCACCTGTAACTAATTATATTGGAGAGTGCTTTCTTAAAATAGCAACTCACCTTTCTTATCGTCCTAATTTTATTAATTACACATACAGAGATGAGATGATATCTGATGGCATCGAAAACTGTTTGCAGTATGTTGCAAATTTTAATCCAGAAAAATCAAATAACCCGTTTGCTTATTTTACGCAAATCATCTACTATGCATTTCTTCGAAGGATTGCAAAAGAGAAAAAGCAAACTCATGTCAGAAATAAAATGATAGAAAATTTTCAATACAAAGCTTGGACAACAATGGATAGAGATGATGCATCATATTCTGTAATGGGATTTGATCCTACCGTAATGCTTCCAGATGAAGATGTATATAAACCAAAAAAGAAATTGACGCCTAAGACAAAGGGCCTTGAAACATTTATGGAAGAAGAAACTTAATTTGAAAATTGCAATTGTTACTGATACACATTTCGGTGCAAGAAATGACAATCTAAATTTTAACGAATACTTCTTTAAATTTTATGAAAATATATTTTTTCCTACACTAAAGGAAAGAGGAATCACAACATGTATTCATTTGGGGGATGTTGTTGATCGCCGCAAGTATATAAGCTATCGTATTGCCCATGATTTTCGTAGTCGCTTTATTGATAAGTTTAAGCAGATGGGTATTGATTTGCATATTATTATTGGCAATCATGATACCTATTACAAGAACACTAACGAAATAAATTCTATGGATGAACTTGTTGGTAAAGACAGGTTTCAAATTTATTCAGAGCCACAAATTGTAGAATTTGACGGCACACCTATTTTGTTTATGCCGTGGATTAACGCAAACAATTATGATAAGTCTATAAAATTTCTCAATACTGCAAAGACTGATCTTATGATGGGTCATTTAGAAATTAGTGGCTTTCAGATGCACCGTGGACAGTATTCAGAGAATGGATATGACAGAAAGCTCTTTCGTAGGTTTGATACTATTTTTAGTGGACATTTTCATCACAAGTCAGATGATGGTCAAATTTATTATCTAGGAACACCATACCAGATTACTTGGAGTGATTTTGATGATCCAAAAGGCTTTCATATTTTTGATACAAATACAAGAGAACTTGAACGCATTGTAAATCCTTATACACTTTTCAATAAGATATTTTATGATGATACTCAAGAAGATTATAGTAATCATGATGTTGAACAATACAAAGAGAAGTATGTAAAACTGATTATTGTCAATAAGAAAGACTTGTATGAGTTTGATAAATTTGTTGATCGACTTCTTGATGTTGATGCATACGATGTAAAAATCATTGAAGATTTTTCAGAGCTGGATGCAACCAATGTATCGGATGATATTGTAGAAAATACAGAAGATACTTTGACTTTGCTTGAAAGATATGTTGATGAGCTTGATTTAACACTGGATAAGACTAGACTTAAAAATACTATGAAAGCACTTTATAACGAGGCGCAGGATTTAGAACTTTGATTGAATTTAAATATGTTCGTTGGAAGAACTTTCTTTCAACCGGCAACCAATTT